TTTTCAACGTCAAAGTGGATTTCAAATATATCATAAAGAATCTTTTATTCAAATAACTCCAGATACACTAATAACTCTTCAAACTCCAAATGGTGAATCTATAGTTCAAATGGATGGAGACACTATCAATATAACTACAGTAAATGAGATAAATATAATTGCAGCAGCAAGAGCAGAAGTTGCAGCAGATGAAGTAATTGTTAATGGAGCACAAGCAACAAAGATTGGACCTGGGCCATATCAGGCAGGGGTAGGTGGTGAAGGGCTAATGGCTTTATTATCAACAATGGCAAGTGCACTTGATAGTAAATTACCAGCAACTCCTGGTGTTAATGTGGGTCTTGTAGAAGCAGCAAAACAAATGATAGCATCAACAAATGTAATGATAAGTGTATGAGAGCAAAATTTATACTTAAATTAAATGAAAAATTTATCGAGGATTCTGATCCTATAAATGATATGGGTATTGGAATTTATGCTAAACATTCTTTTAATAATCTTGAATCTCTTCGAGATTGGATAGACCATTGTTTACTTACTATTTTAGGAACTAAAGAAATTCCTGAGGATATTTTAATGGACCCAGAATATTATATAAAACCCATATATGAAGAAAAAATAAACAGATATATCAGAGAATATATTACATATCTAGGAGATCCTGCAGATTTTAATGATTTACAACCTTATATATTTTCAAGTTTTTTAAAAAAGAAATATAATCTAGATTCTCGTAGTGTATACGATGATGAAAATCCGGATTATCCTAGTATATATGATGATGAAATATCTGAAAAGTTTACGGATGATTCTGATCCTATAGAAGATATGGGTATTGGTATAAATTATTTATTTAAAAAAACATTAACTGATTTTAAAGATAGGCAATGTACCGAAATATATAAAAAATATTATGAACAATATTGTGATAAATCTTTTTATTCTTTTAATTCTGAAATAGTAAGAACTATATATCATACAATGAAATATTTTATTACACAAACAGACACTAAAGAGCAAGTATCTATACAAGAAGCGTTTGATAAAACTAGTATATATGAAATATATAATGATTACACCTCGTTCCGAACAGAACAACATATGAGTGCGTATAAACTTAGAAAAAAAATTGCCGAAATTTTTAAAATAGAATATGATATTAAATTAGACCCCAAAAAACCAAAAAGAACCTAACTAAAAACCAAAAAGATGAAATTTATAAGTTTAAAAAATTGGCTTTTTGAAAAAAAGCAATCCAAAAAAGTTGAATATGGATGTGTTATGCTATACGCAACAGTCCCAAATTGGAAAGATCATATATCTATTATAGATAAAGATGATATTTATGATGATGAAATTAAAGATTTTGGATTAGAGAAAACACCTCATTGTACAGTTTTGTGGGGTATTCATTTAGATGAAACAGAACCTGAAAATGTTAAAAAATTTATATCTACTTTTTCATCTATAGAAGTTACAATTAATAATATTTCTATATTTCCCGGTGGTGATTATGATGTTGTTAAATATGATGTTCCTGTTACTCCTGAATTACTTAAATATCGTGATGCTTTAATTGCAAATTTCCCTAATACGCAAACATTTCCCGATTATCATCCTCATATGACAATTGCTTATGTTTTACATGGATCTGGAAAGAAATATGTTAAAAAAATTAAACCTTTTAAAGTTAAATTTGATACAATAGTTTATTCTTTTAAAGGTGGTAATAAAGAAGGAAAAAATAATATAAAAATTAAATTAAGTTGAATAAATTTATTAAAAAACTAGTTTCGAAATTTAATCTTAAATTTAAAACAGAATTTGAACGTCAGAAAAAATTTTTTAAAAAACCTGACGTTTTGATTGCGCTAGTTTTCTCTGCGTTAGTTTTACTTGATAAATTAGTTAAAAATAAAAAATCAAAACAAGAAATTAAAGTTATTGTTCAGAATGATTTACAAATTAAAAGAATCATTAAATATACAACACAACAATTATCTGAAGAAATTTTAAATGATTTATTATTAGATTGCATAGATAAAAAAGAATTACCTACACAAATCCCTCAAGATTTATCAATTGAAAGTTATATAACATATGCTGAACAACACAATGATATAGAAGAAAAAACCTCGTCTAGTAATTTTTTTATAGAACATGAAAATGAAATTAAAATGATAGGTACCTATGCAGGACTATTATATTTAATTTTAGAAGACGCAAAAGAACTTTTAACTCGAACAGAACACCCATCAAGATATAGAACAAAATATATTCAAAAATTATTAAGAAATACATATGCTTCTATTAAATCTGAGTTAAAATTAATTAAATCAAGTGCTAATAATACTATAGCCACAATTAAGATTTCAGGAAGAGAAGAAATAGATAGCGCAAAAACAACGCTTAATCAAGAGTATAATAAAGCTAAAACTGAGGCCATTAGTAGTCTTGAAAAAATAGGTGCTGCCTTAAAACAAATAGATAATATTTTAATAGCAGTTGTTATGGCAACCACCATATATTTACATAATAGAAAATATTTACAAAAGAAATCTACTAAAACTCTTCAGGAAATTTCTGCGGATGTTATATGCCAACCAGTCATCTTAGAACCATATGATGTTTCCGTTAATAGGATACCATTTAAAATTATAGTAGATTGCCCTACGGACATCGATGAAGTTATAGTGCCACACATGCCTATAGAAATGAAAATGGCTAATTTATCCTGTGAAGTTGTTCAAAATGAAGAAATAATTATAGATGCAACTCAATCTCAAGAAATTGTTACACATGCAATTATACAAAATAAAAGAACTAAAGAAACATTATTTTTTTCAACTAATAAAGATTCTACTTTAACCCAACAAACAGTAATAGGTAATTTAGGAGGAAAGGTTGTGTATTCACCAATAGATGGATTGGTTGAAGAAATAAATGCGAATGAGATAATTATAAAAGATATAAGTGAACCTATAGATGATTATTTAACACAACAAATAAATTTATTAGGAGAAAAATATAATGAATTAAATAATGCCAAAACATTTTTAAAAGATTTATATATTACAACTTTATATCCTATTATGCTTTCTATTTCTATTACTGATGATGCTTCTTCATTAACACGAAATACTGATATTGGAATAGAAAATAACTGGAAATCTCTTAAAACTTCATATGATAAATCTATTAAAAAATATGAAAAAAACGTTAAGAAAATAGCAGGAAAAGATAATGTAGAAAAACATGCTAAAAATGAAACATTATTTCATATTAAAGACGATCTTGAAAAAGAAGAAGAAAAATTTTATAAAATTATTAAACTATTAGGAGAGATTGGAAAAAATGGATCTAAAAAAACCAAGGCAAAATCTAGTGAATATGAATTAGCAGATTACTATGTTTTAGAACTTGGTGAAAAATTAAATAAAGTAGAAAATCCAAATAAATTAGAAAAAGAATTTCGTGATAAAATTAATAATTTTATACGTCAAAGAATAGTGTTGGATGGTTTCAATAAAAGTAAAATCTCTGCTAAAATAAATGCGCTTATTAAAGATATTGAAAAAGGAATAAGTTTAGGCGATTGGTTTGGTAAAGCAATGAAAGTATACAAAGCTACCAGAAAAATATCTGATTTAAAAAATTGGTTAATAGGATTAGCTAATAAAAATACTAAACTTGAAGATAAAATTGGCCATGTTAATAGAGTTATATATTTATTTGAATTGTATTTAGAATATGATAATATAGTTCAGAAATATAATACGATAAAAAAAGAAACAACTTCAAAAAAACAAACTATAATTGAAGGTAATTATATTTCATTATTCATGTCAGATCTTTGGGCAAAAATGGATAAATTACCTATTGAAATTGAGCAAACACAATTATTGATTGATAGTTTATCATTATTTCAAACTTATTCTATTGTAGAGTGGAATGGATATAAAGCAAGACTATACAGAATTGCTGATATTCCAGAATGTACTTCATTAGAAACTGATCCATATTTAAACCCTAAATCAATATATGGATATGGAGACATTCAATATTGGTTAAAATATTGTGCTTTCGCAACCCTTGCAAGTGTTACAAATCCTTTGTCGGGGTGGTCAACTGGCTGGACATTTCCTACGCCCATTCCATTTCCGGTTGTTTATGTTCCTGCAAAATCAATTCCTACTAAATATGGATTTATTGTTTTAGGACTTACTATTTGTGGAATATTCATATTTCCTTGGAGTTTATTTGTTAATTATTCTGCAAGTTATACTACACCATTTGGTGATCCTACTATTTTTATTAAAAATGAAATAGATGCTCTTAAAAAAGTTATAGCTGAACAGCAATATAAGTTTAGAAAAACATTTATAAAAAATATTCTTGATGAAACTAAAGAAAAATTAGATGATGTTAATGCTCAACTTAAAGAAGCTAAACAAAATTTAGAAAAACATAAAGGAGATAAACCTGCTAAATATCCTAAATTAAATGATAATGATACATTTGAATTTTCAGATATAGAAACAGGCGTTCAAAAAAATATAAATTATGCTGTAGAATTGGGAGAATGGGTTGCCATGCAAGCAGCATTAAGAGAAGTTATAGTTACATTAAGCGCTAAAAGATGGGGACTTGAAAAAACTTATAAAATATTATTAGATGCACAAAGGTCTGGAAAATCTGTTAAAGGTGTAGATGAAGGCTTGGAATCTGCAGAAAAATTAATAACGGCTCAATTAGATAAATTAACTGCATTAGCAGATAAGGCAGATGATATATTAGCTCCTTTACCAATAACGCTTAAACCAGAAACTGCAAATTTTGGATTTACTCTTAAAAACCCTAAACCTATTATTAATATAGCAAGCGAATTGGCGGATAACATTAATGAAGGCCCATTGAATAAAATATTTGATAAATTTAGACTTAGAAATGAAAATTTAATGAGTTCTAATTATGGAAGTAAATTATCAGGATCAATATTAAATTATAATTCTTATAAAAGAGCTTTAAGTGTTGGTATGATAACTATAATTAAAAAAGACCCATTTCCAAAATATGAATTACTAAAAATAACAAATATTCCCTGGGTGGCTTTTTTATATAAAGATTTTGTATCTACTGGAGCACAAACATATGGATTTCCGGGATTTCCTCCATACCCTCTATAAATAATGATAATATATAAAATATATGGGTATAAATCTTGCAAATATTAAAAGTCCGGGTGTATATACTTACATCAATGGAAGACCTGCTTGGGGAGGAGTTACACCTGCTCCTGTATCTGTTCCAGCTGCACCGACACCAGACCCATCTAATGTGAATTATGGGCTATTATACAATATGTATACCCTCTCTGATATAAGAGGTATTGCTCCCGATGGTTGGAGGATATCTACTGAAGCAGATTGGCAAACTCTTAATACTTTTTTAGGAACAGACGGTTCTGGCTTAATGGAAACAGGAACGGATCATTGGTTATCTCCAAATGAATTTGCCACAAACGCTTTTGGATTCAATGCAGTTGGTAATGGATGGAGGTACTGGATAGATGGTGGGTTCGAATATCTAAAAAACACCTGCTGGTTTCATACCGCAGAACAAACATTTTCGTACTATTTAACTTATGCTAACCCTACACTAAGTTTTACTCCAACCCATCCGAATATGGGTGGTGCTATTAGGTTTGTTAGGGAATCTTCTATTGGATGGACAGAAGGAGATACAATAACTGATTATGATGGTAATGTATACGATACGGTACAGATAGGTACACAGATATGGACAGCGCAAAATTTAGCTGTAACTCATTATAATAACGGGGATGAAATACCAGAGGTTA